AGCTGCCAGGGGACTTGGGCTGTCCCATAGCTTTTCCTGTCAGTCCTTTCCCAGAATTTAGGGTAATTGGCCTGGGTGTCTATGTGCCGGACAAAGGCTTTGGCAGCTCTCTGGAAGTAGTCCTTTGACACTTGCAGCCGGAAGCCAAGCCAGATGTCAGCTAGGGTGGGTGTGCCAATGGCCTCATCACTGCAAATCTTCAAGGCAATCACTAGGTCTTGTGGTGTGATTTCCTGGCCATCCTTACTGAAGGGGCTGTCTATCCCTTCAAGAAATAGTCTGTGCTTCAAGCAGAAGGGCTTGAGCTTCCGGCCACAGACTAGTGTCCTGGCCGGGGTTAGGAAAGCATTGAGGAAACGCTGGTCAGCCATCACTTAGGCTTAACCAGGATCATTACCCAGGTCAATCAGACCTTAAGCAATACCTTCAAAGTCCACAGCAGTGATGCTGACACGCATAAAACCCTTGGCCTCACCACGCTCTTCAATGGCTGTGATGTGTCCAGTGAAGGCAATGCCATTACCTGTGAAGGAAAGGTCACTGCCAATCGTGCCAGAATAGGTGGTGGGCACAAGACCTTCAACGCTCAGGGAAGTGCGTTCATCAGAATAACGGACACCAATAACCACACCAGCGGAATTGGTAACTTCATCAGCATTTGCCCAGGACTTGCCCACTGTGTAGCTTTGGACGGTCAGCCCGGTCACTGTGCCATTGATGCCATAAATGTGGGCTGTGCCCTTTGTTGTAGTGGCCATAGAAAGTCTTTAACTATGCACCTTGAGTCAAACAGCCGGAAGCACCATCAAGACATCAAAGCCAAGGGTGGTCATAAAGCACCTATCACCCCGGCCTTCAGTCAGATCAGTCTGGGTGCAGTCATAGCAGTAACCATCACCCAGGGTGGCAAAGGAAGCCTTGATGGTCACCAGGTCATTGAGAGTCCCCATCACATCTTGGGCAGCTGTCCTGTGATCTGTCAGGGTCTGGTCATCAATCTGGGTAAAGATGCCAATGCTTACCCGGCAGACATAATTGCCCAAGCCCTGGGCAAGCCCCTGTGGGTAGCTGGCAGACTCACAGCTGACCACAATGCTGGGCAGGGTAAGCTCTTCAGATGTCTGCCCCTTGGTGATGTGGTAAGCAGCCAGGCTGGCTTCAGCTACTAGGGCAGCTGTCAGTGCGTCTTCAGTGATGTTCAGTGGTGATTTTGAGGCCATAAAGTTTAGGTGGGTTTCTGGCCATTGTTGGCCTTATTGATAGCAATCCGCATAAAGTGGTTAAGTCTGCGTTGCAGCTTACCCTGCCGGACAGCTATCACATACATCTTAGTGCCAGCCAGATAGCCCACCCCAAAGATGTTTCCCAGGTCATTCCTGACTGTGATAATCACATTGTTATCACCAGCACCCTGGCTGATGTTGATCCCCACCTTTCCGTGGGTGGCATTGTGCCGGGTGATCCAGGTGGGCAGCTTACGCAAGCCCCTGGTCTGTTCCATTCCATTGATGACAGGTTTGCCAATCTGATTGATGGCAGCCACCCAGCCAGCCTTCATCCAGCCCACCCTTTGCTGTCTCTTCTTGATGTAGTCCTTGATAACCTTCAATGGGGCAAAGGTGAAAGGCTGACCCTTCAGCTTTCCCTCAGCATCCCGGCCACCATTCTTTCTGATGCGTCCCCGGTAAAGGCTTCTGGCTTGATCGTGCCTGGCCTTCAAGGTCTGTTCATTATCAATGAAATTGAGTCTGCTGCTTCCCCACTTCTGGAAAATAGACTGTGCCCTTTTGAAAGCCCTATCCCCATTCTTGTCCATCCAGATTTTCTGCACCACTCCGGCAGACTTAGGGGGCTTGCCCATCCTCCAGGTGTTGAATTTATCCCGGCTTCCAGACTTGGCATTGACAGCCACAGCCAGGCTTTTGCTGTCTTCCTGCACCACAGTTAAGACATCATAGACAATTGCCCACTCACCCCACTTCTTGGCAATGGGCTTGTCACCCTTACCACCACCACTGCCAGCTTGACCATTCCCGCCATCCAGGGGTGGGGAATAGTTAATGGCTTCCCTGGCAGTAAGTGCAGCCTCTTCCTTGCACAGCTCAGTGGTGAGCTGCTTGGTGTATGCACCAAAATCCTTAAAGACCTTTAGGGTCTTTTCGTGCAAGTCCCTTCTGATCCTGATCTGGATGTCTGATGCCATCAGTGCTGGTCAGCATCCTGACATTGGAGCTGATACCAGGCAGACCCAGGCTTGCTAGTGAAGGCAGTCACCCGGAACACCCGGCCATCAAAGGTGAGCTTCTTGCCAGGCTGGCAGCTGGCCTTGATTGCCAGGACACCAGAAGTGGTGGGCAGCTTCACCAGGGTGCTGACCCTTTCCATCAGACCACCAGCCTCAAGGGTAGGGGCAAGGGTGGGATCACTGACCATTGCAGGGAAGGCAGTGCCAGCAATGGTCACAGTCTGTCCGGCCTCAGCACACATTGCCTGGGCATCAGCCAGCATCATAGCAGAAAGGGTGGCATCCATCATTATTGCAGAGGCTGTCAATTGGGTCTGGCTTGCCCCAGGAAGCCTTTGGCCAGGGTGGCCTATGGTCTTGGATAGGCAGACACAGAAAAGCCCCACCAGGGGTTTCCTGGTGGGGCTGCTGTTTAGCCCTGCTTGTCCACCTTGCCTGTGGGCATCTTCACTGCTTGGCCTTCTTGCCAAAGCACATAGCAGATGCTAGTGCCCAGCAAGTGCCTGGCAGCTGAATGGGGCAGACCCATCCACTGTGCCACCTGGCTTGCCTTCACTTCAGCCGGATGACCGTCAGCAGTGCCACCGTCATAGTAAGCAATGCACTGACCATTGGCCTTAGTGATCTTGTATGCCCGGAAGGGGCAGGGGGTGGATGAGCTTGGGGTGTGTGCGTTTGTCATTGTGTGTTTTTGGTTAGCCCACCAGGTGTGACCCTGGCGGGAAGTGATCCCCAAGCTGATGCAGGACTTTCAATGAACAGACAGTGAAGACCATCACTCACTGTCCTAACATCATAGCACATCCTGGGTGGATGTCAAACTATTTTATTTCTGAGGAAATCCACCAGACACAAAAGAGGCCACCATTTCTGGTGGCCTCTGTGATCAGCTAAGCTGTGCTTGCTCAGGCAGAGCAGACACGCTTTCCGCTGGTGGCTCGGCCAACGCCACAACCGAAACGGACTGTGGCCGTAAGACGCACAATGCCATCAGTGCCCTGAGACTTGAGCACCTGGACAGAAAGGCCAGAGGCATCAACAGCAGAGGAAACTTCACCGGGGAACATAGACGCATTGGGCAGAGCCATTGCCACGCAGATGGCATCCTGGCCAAGGGCAGCTGCTGAAAGTCCTTCAGAATTTGTCGGAAGGTCTGTGAATTCAAACACCTGGAAACCGCCCACCTGGCCGATCAGGCCGGAGCGNACAAGGGAAGCATCACCATTGCCAAAGGGTGTGACCAGGGTGGCATCCTTACGGAGAGCACCAGCATANGTGCTATTCACAAGNAGGGCACGATTGTCAGAAGCCTTGGCAACATTNAGGTCAGTGTTNAGATCAACAATCTGGCCATAATTGAAATTGGCAGCNGTGATGACTTCACCAGCAGAATAATTGGCAACAGTGAAGAGAGCACCAATTTCNCTGTGAACCTTTTTCACCAGCTGGCTGATGGCTTCCGGGACGAAAGCATTGACCAGGTAGGCTTCACCATATTCAGCAAGCTCTGTGGGATCGAAATCCTTGGTGCTGTGAAGGTGCTTCAGGGTGACAGTCTTGGCCGTGATGTTGGCCGCATCAGACTCTGTGTAACCACCATTNGCCTTGGAAAATTCCTTGGCTTCACCACCAGAGATCAGGCTGACTTGCATCGTCTTGCCAACAGCTGTGGGTGTGAGGTTAGTGGAGAAAGCGGAAAGGACAGCCAGACGGCCACGGAGGCCAGCCAGCACCTGTTCAGCAAGGACTGCCGGAGCAGCTGCGATTGTGTTAGACATAGGTTTTAGGTATTAGGGATTAAGAAAAATTATTTGGTAGCAGTCAGGATGGCCTGGTGCTTCTTGAAGAAGGCTTGCTTATCAAGGCCAGGGGTCATCTTCAGGAAGTCCTGCCGGATGGTCATAGGATCAACAGCCTGGACTTCATCACCAGGGCTGACAGCCACAGGCTTGACACCAAGAGAAGCCACCACTTTGGCAGCTTCCTTGCTGGCTGTGATCTGATTGCCAAGGGCTTCATCAAGTGCCTTAGCAAGCTCAGCCTTCTCAGCCTGGAGGGAAGAGATTGTGGCTTCAAGGGCAGTGGCCTTCACAATGGCTTCATCAGCCTTAGTGGTGGCTTCTGTAACAGCAGCCATCTTCTCAGCAGCTAGTGCTTCAAAGGAAGACTGAAGCTCAGACTTCTCAGCCTGAAGAGACGCAAAAGCTTTCAGCTGGTTTTCCAGCTGGGCTTCAGGTGTCAGAAATTCTGTGGACATCTTAGCAATGCACCAGGAGTCAAATGGCCTTCACTTCTTCTTGGCAGTGGGGACACCCTGGGCAGGAGCAATGGCCTTCATCTTGCTTCCTTCCAGCTGGGCAAGTAAGTCCTTGAGGCTGTTGGCCAGACCTGTGGCAAAGCCCTTCTGAGCAGCCACCTTGCCGGACATAGACTGACCCTGAAGATCAGATTCCTGCACCATCTTCCGTTTCTGCTTCACTCCGGCTTTAAAGGTTTCAGCCAGCTCATCCACTTGCTTTTGCAAGTAGTCATCTTGCTCAGGGGTGGTGCTTGTGCCTGGCACACCAATGCCCTTGAAAGCCCCGGCCTTGTAAATCTTAACCTCAAGGCCAGAAGCCTTGGCCTGGGCAGACTGATCCAGCAAAGTGAGATAGACGCCCACAGCCCCAATTGAGCTGCTGGGGCTGACAATCACCCTGGTGCAAGCACTGCCAATCCAAAAAGCAGCTGAATTCATAGAGCCAGAGCTGAAGGCAATTGTTTCCACAGGAAGGCTGCGGATTTTGTCAGCCAGCTCTTCAACCCCATCCACAGCACCACCATCAGAATTAATGTGGAAAACAATCCTGGCCGGATTGGAAGCAAGGGCTTCATCAATCTGGTCATCAATATCCTCCACATCAGCAGAGCCAATGGCATCCAGGGGACTCAGCCCCTTGCCAATCATACCCACCACCGGGATCACATAAGTGCCACCCTGGGTCACATAGGGCTTAGGAGTCTCACCGAAAAACTGAGACAGCAAATCAGTGAAGCCCTGCTTGGCCTTTAGCTCAAGGTGATCCTTGGCAATCTGGTAATCCACCAGGAAGGGGCGGTTTCCATTAATGGCTTTGATAAGGTTACGCATAAAGAAATTAGGCAGGGGGCTGTGCCGGGGCATCACCATTGCTGATCTGTGACATCTGGACTTCAGAGGCAGTGGGCTTGCCTTCACCTTCCTG